CATGGAACGGGACATAATCACATTCCTCATCTTCCAGAATCTCATTACCGGCATAAACGATACGGCGCATCTCAGCAATGCCGTCATCGTCCTCATCAATACGCAGATAGCATTCGTACACTTCGACTTCTTGCATCGAGTAGTCGAGCGATTGCGTATCGTCAGGCTGCTCAGAGCGGTCATAACGCGCTAGACGCTCTTGGGAATACTGGAGCCTATCCCCGCTAGGCAGAGAGTCCACAATGTCCTGAGGGAAGCCCATAGCCACCAATTCGCTACGGGTCATCATTCGACGGTGAGCACAGAACGGAGTGTCCTGAATAGTCCGGCCATTCTTGGACATCAGAAACTCTTCAGGCGGGACATTCTCGATAACAATCTTGCCTTCACCGACTTTCTTTTGGACCTTTACCGAATGCTTACGGTAAACCATGCCCATAGGGTCCATTACTTCCTCTGTGTCTTGCTCGACAATCTCTACAGAATCATCTGAAAGCAGAAGCACCAGTTCGTCATCGGTAAGGTCTTTATACTTTTCCTTTACGACATCGGTTTCGTCATTCCAATAGGCTTTGACAATGCCAGTCTTTTGTAGGAGGGCATCCTTAAACCAGTTATGCAGAATTAGGAATCCGTCATTCTGACGATAGAAAACCCAGTTTGCATATTCAGTAGCCTGCTTAGCGAATTGCTCATCGCCCGGAGACTTAGGCTCGAAAGCCACTACGTCATCCGTAGACGTAAACACGCGAATCAGTTGAGGCAGAGCACCATCAACTGCTTCTGCGACTTCACCAGTAACGATTTGTGAGCGGCCCTCAATCTCGTTACCCAGAGGGTTACGCAGATAGTAATTAAGGGCTTTAGTACGCTCATCGGTGGTATCGGATTCCAGATACCCGATAGCGTCATCAATCTCGGATTCGAGAATAGCCTTAACCTGAATATCAGTAATCATACAATCCACCTAGTGTTTACATTCAATGGACGATTCCAATCTGAACCGTCCTCTCTTAATCCAATAGCAAGATACCGGAAACTGTCAGCAGCATGACTAGACCAATCGTGTAGCGGCCTATCATAAAAGACCGCACGTTTTTCGTCATATTCACGACGATAGTTTCTTAATGCGTCCAAGCCGGTTTTAGTCTTTTCAATATCGAACCAGCAGCGAGGCAGCAATTGACGAACGGCTTGTATCCCATCGGCTACAGATAATCTCGGAGCAACGGTTATTTCTAGACCGGCTTCCTCTAGGACTTCCTTACGGGATTTACCTGTGCCGAGTTCACGCACCTCTACGTCATGCGGGAGTATCTGCGTAGCGTGTTGATAGCCCTGTTCCTGTAGCCACTCAAAGTAATGGTCTAGACCGACTCCATGATTCTCGTGGTAGTCGATTAGCCTGACCTCTTTAGAAGCGATTTGAGCGACCCAAATAGCGGTGCTGTCACTCATACCTAAGTCCCATGCACAGAATGTCTTGGCGAGGCTCTCATGAGGTATACGGGCTATTCTCTGCTCGTTCTCTAGGTCATTAATCAGCGACCCGTAATAGGAACCCTCGACGGCAGCATGGAATGAGCACTCAAACTCTTGGGCATATTTGTCTGCGCCCATTTCCTTTTTGGCTGATTCCAGTTCCTGAATATCGAGGATGCCAGTCTCGCTAGCCTTGAACTCGATAAGCCCCCAGTCTGGACTAGATGCAGCCCTATTCCTGAGTTCTGCAAAATGGTTGTTGCCCTTGGGCGTTCCGATAAATAGAGCCCATCCTTTTCTATCTGCTAGTGCGGGACGCAGAACCTCGTTCCATACCTTTGGGTTCATATCCCCGACCTCGTCCAACACAACGCCATCATAATAGGCGCCTCTCAAGGAGTCCGGGTTATCTGCGCCATGCAGGGATATCCTACGCCCCCAAAAATCTACTCTGAGTTCTGAGATATTCGCTACAGCGCCTAATGGCTGAGTGTATTTAACCAAATAGTCAAAAGCGATACGCTTGGCTTGCGTATATGTTGGTGCAACGTAGGCGTATCTAGGCGCTTCTAAATCACACTCGATAGCGCGTTTGATTATCTGATTAATGGCGGCAACCGTTTTCCCGAATCTTCGGTGCATAACGCCGACCACAAAGCGACTATTGTCCATAGCATCATGCAGTTCCACCTGATGCTGGCGGGGCTTATACGGAATAACAATCTGGCTCAAGTCTGCCCCTTGTTGGCTCTTATGTACGCAGCAATTGATTCAAAGGTCTCTGGTTCGTCACAGTTCGATTTAAGCCTATTTGCTTTCCAAGATATGACGTTCACATTCCCCTTAACGTATCCCTTGGATGGCTCCACCTTGTCTAGCGTAGGCGTTGCATCTGTATGAGTACCCTTACCCTTTGGCAATAGCCTGATTCCCAACACAGGGCAGAACTCAGGGATGGAGCAGTCTGATGGCTCTATATCAAACGGCAGCCCTTGTTTCCTAGCCCTAGTGCGCGCCTCTATCCATATGGTTCTAGTAGGGTCTCTGTAATAACGCTCTTTGCGCCATTCCGACCATTTGCCAGTTCCGGCATATTCCCTTACACATGGCTTGCAGTAAGCCTGAGTTCCATGAAGCGCCTTGGAGTTTTTATAGAACTCGCTAGGAGTTTTATATTCGCCGCAGCGCCCACAGTGATGGTGGATAACGCCATCTATATCTAGCAACCTAGGTTTTCTGCCCATATAAACCTCCTATGGGCATATTTTAATACTGCGTCGCTAAATATCAAAATACTATTTTTGCCAAGTAACAATATGCTGCTGAGGCCCACCGTTTTCACCAGTAACCTCGGTCCTAGCAAGTTTAGGAATATGGTACTCAGACAGCTTTGCCATGATCTCCAGAGCACGGTCAGGCTGTGCCTTAACCTTGAGAGACTCATCACCATAGGCAACCATTTGTAGCCATGCGTCCATGTTCTCGCCATTGCGCTCCAGAAGGTTAGCGATAGCCTCACGCACAGTAGACGTAGCCTTGTTAGGCACACCCTTAGGACGACCCATGCCTGCACGAGGAGGAATCCACTTGCCCTCACGCTTAGCAGTAGAAGTAGATTCTACTTTACTATCTTGAGAATCATTCTCATTCATGTTTGCACCATAAGGAAGTGTTGAGACAACTATAAGAAAGTCTGATAGGACAGGACTGAAATTTATGTTCTACTTACATCACGCACTACGTCTACAGGAGACTAATCATGCAAATCATCGGATACGTTAGCGAAGTCACAGAAGATACTGTTATTTGCAGTAAGTGTGGCTGCGAGTTGCGTAACGACCACGGATGGGCTTTAGACAATGGTGAGTTTATTTGCAAGTATGCCAGCAAGTGTTCTTTGCGTGTTGCTCGTAACCGTTGGCAAGATAAGCAGGCTAGTGGAGAGAAGTTGCGCTGGAAGCGCGTTTAATCACTCACGGGGGCGAAAGCCCCCACTAAAGGAAACCATCATGAACTCAGTCGACGTAAAGATTACAGTTGGCAACCTTAACAAAAAGACTATTTGGGATTGCCTTGCAGAGAAACTCGGACGACAACCTACTCCGCAAGAGGCGGTCGACGAAGTTAAGCGCATCCTTGGCAACAAGTAATCACTCTAGGGGCTTCGGCCCCTGTATAGGGGACTGGCATGACTAAGAAACAACTGAAGCAACTAGACGCACAGTTGGCACATTGGGCCGCTACTGATAAGCAACACACAGCGCACCAAAAGCATACAGAGTCTATCCGCGCTAATGACCCACTATATAAGGCTGAGGAGCGTAGGACGGATGCATGGTTCAAGTGGTACATGGCAAACGTTAACGGACGCTAAACCTTATAGCACCTATAAGAAACTCTGATAGCACTAGACCAAAATTTGTGTTCTCATACTCATACGGATAGCGATTCGACTATCTACTACACGGGAGACTTAATCATGCAAACCTACGAAATCGACAACAGCGCCGACACTATTGACAGCCGCGACATTATCGACCGCATCGAAGACTTGCAAGACTCAGAGCGCGACATCGACGAACAGCGCGAACTTAACGCTCTGCTCATCCTTGCTGCTCAAGCCTGTCATTCACCAGATTGGCATCATGGCGAAGTTCTGATTCGCCGCTCTTACTTCGTGGACTACATCACCGACCTTATCCACGATTGCTATCCCATGCCCAAGGAAATGAATTCTGGTCAATGGCCGTTCCGTCACATCACTATCGACTATGAAGCAGCAGCACGGGAAGCAGAAGTGGACTATATGTTCGTCGATTTCGACGGTGTCGAGTATCTCATCCGAGCATAAGTAAACACTTATAGGCCGCATAAGTAAAAACGATAACGCGGCCTAGTTTTTTATGTTCTACTAACTCTACGCACTACAGCGTACACGGAGCCAAAAATGAGACTGATTGAAAAGATGATGGTTGCAGCAGTCAATGACCGACACACTCTTATCAATGGCAACACGGCTGTCTACTTTAGCAACACAGCCACCTACGGGCCGCGCAGCGAAGTTTCCCTGCATGGCAACAATATCGCTTACGTCTATCACGATACCGGCAAGGTTGTAGTCAATACATACACGCTCAGCAAGTGGCCTACTGCTACCACAAAGAGCAGACTCCGCGCCCTTGGCGTCAATGTTACTACTAAGCAAGGCATTATCTATATCAACGGCAAGACACTAACCGAAGCAATCTCGGAGGGTGCAGCATGAAATACGATATCACTACTAACTGGACTCGCACCTTCTCGCAGCGTCATCCAGTCCTATCAGAGTGGCTTGGCTTTGCCGGAGTCTGCTCCTTGATAGCGCTAGTAGCGTATCTAATATAACTTTATATACACGGAGGACAAAATGACAGTCGCCGTTACTTTGCTTGACATTAGCACTAGCCTTGCTAACGCACAGACCAAATTAATGCGAATGGCCGAGTCTCAAAACCAATTGCTGTCTGCACCAT